CTGTCCTGCTACACGACCTTGTTCAACCATGTCCATGCCAGACCCACCAGCCCGTGCTAAGAAAGCATCTCGCTGTGCTGCTAGTTCTGGGCTGAGGGTGTAACCTGCTGAGGTTAAATTCCCTTGAGCATCTGTACCGAAGTTGCTCTTACCAAAGGCTGTTGTAACCCCTACAGGTCGAAACCGTTGTGCATCTGCTGCTATGCGAGCAGCCTCTGTTTGTGCAGCTGCTTGTGTTTGAGCTGCTTGCTTGTTGCTCTCTCCTTGCATATAACCGCCAAGAAGACTAGCACCTGCTCCTAAAAGTAATGGTAACATTTATATGTCCTTGCGCTTAAGTTTTAATAATGAAGAAGATGCCGAGAGAAGGCTGTAGGTTTGCATCTGTACCTGATGAGCCTACTGTCGAAATGCCCACAGAAACCACAGCGGATGCTGCCCCTGTAGCCACTGTGCTGCCCGGAGTGGCTACATAGGCTAGGTCTCCTCCACCTTGGTTAATATAGCGAGCACCTGTGTTAACGTAGGTGTGCGAATGGCCTGAATCAGAGGCTGTTGCCGTGTGGGTGTGAGACACAAGCACAGCATCTTTAGAACCTACCTGTGTGTTAGCAGCATATAAACTACCTGCACCAATGGGGCTTCGGTTGACAAAGTTTGGTACGTTGAAGGTTGTGCTTCCGTCACCAGCTCCATACACCGTACCAATGACAGCAAACAAAGCTGCATAGGTGATGCGGTTGGCTGTAGCTCCGTTACATAACAAGAAGCCTGTAGGGGCTGTTGCTGTGGGCCACATATTGATAGTGCCTGTTGGAGAGGTGTTAGCAACAACAAAGGCTGTGGTGGCTAGTTGTGTAGTGCTTGTTCCTACAACCGCTGTAGGAGCTGTTGGTGTTCCTGTGAAAGCAGGAGACAACAGGTCTGCCTTGGTAGCTGAGGAGGCGGCTAAGTTATTAAACTCAGTGTCAAGCTCTGCTCCCTTTACAATTTTAAGAGCATTACCACTAGGGAGCGTGTCCTTAGAGGTAAAGGCTGTACTTTTTACATAATTTGTCATTTGTTTCCTTAAACAATTTTGCCGTTCTTGGCCTGTATCTCTAATTTCTGTATGCTCAAAGGGAAGCCCTGAATGTCGCTTTCATACCCTGTCTGAACAATCTTGCCGCTGCTAGTGGGGTAAGCCACTAAAGTTTGTAGAGCAACACCATCTGAGTATTTAGCTATACCATATTCAGACACCCCGTAGAAACTTTCTCCTTGAGCAGGAATCTGTACGTTCTGAGCCTGATAGTTGCTGCTGAAGTCGTAGCCCCATTTGATAGTGACATATTGACCACTCCCTCCAATAACCACAATGCTTAGTTTCTTTAGCACTGTTGTTATGCTTGGTTGTCCTAAGTCAGCATGGTTGGTGAAGTATTGAAACCGATACTTAGCTGTGTCATCAAAATAGCCTGTATATTTCCCGACATATCCAGCTTTACCAATTAGAAGACTACCATCCCGTAAGGAGCAGAAGCAGGTTGGTGTAATGCTGTCCCATGTGGTGATACGAGCACTTCCGTCCTGTAAGGGCTGTTTGGTGTCGAAGCAATAGACCTGATTGGTGATAGGCACTGTCAACAGGTAGAAGGCTTCTAACGGGTTGTACACGCTCTTTACGAGGCTTAGGTCTGTACCGTCTAAGGTACGCATCAAGTCGTCACGGACATTCTTGCTGAGGTCTCTAAATGGAGCACTCTTTTCCTGTATGGTTCGAAGCACTGAACGTACCCCTGTCTTAGACAAGAAGATGACATCGCTGCCTGTGTTCTGTACACTGTCCCTAGCAATGCAGCCAATGCCTGTAATTGTGTCTGAGAGACGGAATGTAGGAGAGGGGTCAGCTATTGACGAAGCTCCTGAATACACCAATATGTTTTGAGTACCGAAGATGAACAAGAAGTCGTTATGAGCTGCTAGAGCTGTAATGGTGTCGTTACCATTAGGCCAAACCGTATCAACATTCAATGTTCCTGCGCTTCCTGTGTTGTAGTGCTCAGGGTGGCGAATGTCGCTATATTGGATGAGACCTTTCTCAGTGGTTGTGTCAACATTCCATATACGCCCCCAAGCACTCATGCTGAAGTTGGCTTGTTGCACTGTGCCGTTGTAGCCAGCTAGTTCACTAACACGTTTGTAGGTAGAAGCTGAGACAATGGAATCAAACACAATGGGGTCATGTCCTCGTTGGAAAGCAAAAGCTGCTCCCCCCATGTTAGAAACGCTCCAATTGTCTCCTGTTATTGTCGGAGCTGTGCCGCCGCCGCCGTAGGTGAGTTCTACTAGAGCACCACCTGTTAGCTTAAACACCTTGTTGTTTCCAAACACCAATGTAAACACATTACCTGCATCATCTACGTGTTCAGAAATGGTGCGTATAGCAGCAGAGCCTAGAGGCCCCGAAGCTGTGTTCTGTGGAAGCCAGCCCTTACGTGCGCCTATACGACCAAACTTGTCAATGACAGCGTTATTAGCTACCAGAGACCATCCCTGCTCTAGGTCTAAAGAGCTGTCTTGTGTGTTTAGACCAAAGAAGCCGGGAGCTGTTACAGAGAAGGTTTGTATGTTTTGTGTCACTATGTCCAGCTCCAGCTATCAAGCTCAGGGTAACGGCTTTGCTCAATGGCAATGTAGTCTGACAATACGCTCTTGTACATTGAATAAGCCTCGCTGCTTGCCAAGCCTCCGTCTTCACCTCGTTCAACCAAGCCACGAGCTAAGGCTAACAAAACAACAGGCTCTTTAGGAACCTTCATGGTGTTGCTGTCTGTCTTTAGTTCATCTTGTGGTTGATAGATGTTAAAGAAGATTTGGTATTCACCATCTGGAACAGGAAACAAGTCAAACTGAGTATCTCCGTTGCTGTTAATGCCATTAAAGTTATAATACAGAGGTTGTCCCTTTTGAGGGGTTTCCCCGCCCAAGAGGTATTGAGTCATCTCTGAGGTGCTTTTACTCTGTAAGTAATATTTACCTGTGTTGTTGTAAATCTCAATGAGCTTAAACCGAGCACCTGAACCCACCATAACACTATTAAAAATACCATCAACCGTATAAGCTGTAAGGGTTGTAGTGAGAGCATTCCAATCATAGCTGTCTTCCACTTGTCGTTTAGCGTCATTGACAAACTTCCCGACAAGACGTGACAAGACGTGCTCATTCACCGTGGTCACTTCTGGCTCACGGAGACGAATAAGCACCTCATTTACTAGGTCTAAATATGAGGGGAGAGCCATTAGTAACCTTTCTTCGGCGTAGGCATGGGAGCTGGTTTCTTACGTTTCTTGTTGGTAGCGGTACGTTGACCGCGAATAGGCATTGCTTTCATATTGTTTCCTTTAAGAAGATGTGTCCGCAGGTAGTGGTGTGTTGCCCTCAGCAAGCCAAGCTAGGTATTCTTCAGCCGTAACAAGGCAAGATTCTTGTTTGCCATCGGGCCATTTGCGCCATACGACTTGCGCCGTTTGAGCTGGGAGCGTTGGCATTAGCTTCCAAGTTGGTTCGTTCATAGTTCACACCCTGTAAATAAAACATCATTGCTGGCGGTTACATAACTTCCATTTCCAGCTATCAAACCAGCAGCAACACTTGGGTTTACAAATACGGAAGATAAACCCGCAGAAACAAAACCTATTGATGTCATAGTAAGTCCTGTACCAGTGGCGTTATAAACAAATCCTGATACGGTGGTTGATAAGCCAGTTGGGGCAACTCTTGGAGTTACAGCAAAAGGAAAAACACAGTACGTTGTTGTTGCATTAATTGCATAACCAGAAATGCTTGAACCAGCTTCTAAAATAGGCAGATACCGCTGACACAAAGCCAACTCCGTCCCATAAGGCCTATGGTCGTACGATGCGGCTGTACTTCCTTTTTCTAACTGAACGCTCCCGCAAGTGCCTGTGCTAAATTCAACATTCAAGTTTGTACCTGCTACCCATCCTGCTATTGTCACAGTGCCAGAAGCCCCGTAAGTGCCTCCATTAAGTCTACCCTGTGCTGTTCCTGTCCATGACAGCACATAAGTGCCTCCTTCGGGCAGGTTGCAGCCTTCAATGACTTGCACAACCGTACCAGCAGTAATGGTGATGATTGTGTTAACTCCTAAAGCCCCTTGGGTGAATGTGTAAGTGGCTCCACCTGCTCCTGCCTTCCAGCGGTCGTGCCCATACGAGCCAGCAGATAAAGCTGTACCGGAGACATATCCCCGTTGGTTGATAATGAAACCCCCGTCAATAATCTTGTTCTTCATTCCTAAATTAGCAGAAGAAGACACATAGGCTGTGCTGTCTGTAGCCGCTGCTGTGCCTAATGTAGGGGTTCCTGTCACGCTTGAATAAGGAACAGCAGCATAAGAAATGGCTGTACCATCAGTGGTGAGAAACTTCCCTGCATTCCCTGCTTGAGAAGGAACTGTTCCTGTTAAAGCAGAAGCCACAGCCGCAGAAGCAGCAGCGGCTGAAGCAGAGGCACTGGCATTCCCTGCCTGTGTTGTTGCAATTCCTGCCTGTGTCGTAGCTGCGCTTTGAGCAGCCTGAGCAGCTATAGCAGCATCTGTAGCGGTTGTAGACAACGTAGTAAGAGCATTAAGCTCAATATCAGAGGTAGCGTCTCCACCTCCTCCTACTCCATGATATATAGTCATTTACGCTTCCTTAACTTGTTTCTTGGGCTTGGCTTCTACAGGAGCTTCAGGCAGAGCTTCTGTAACAGCAGAGTATTCAGGGTGCTTAAGCATCTCTTTGATGTCGTGTTCTACCAAAAACTCGTATACCTGTCCTGTGTGTTTACATTTAAATTTCATTGGTTTCTCCTTTATGGAAAGCTCTACATAAAGCCCTCTAAAAAGGAGAGAGTCCTTTTGAGACTCTCCCTCTTTCGTTCTATCAGGCTGGTACAGCCAAGGCTACGAGGCTGAAGTCACGCAACTCTTTAGTACCGTACAAGGTATCAGCCGTGTACAGAGTAGCAAGATATTCCTGCTTGTATTGAGTTTGTGAACGAACACCCATTTGCTCGACCAACACACCAGCGTCCTTATGACCCATCAATGCAATACGGCAAGCAGTGCTGCCAGAGGTGGTCTCTGCATTCGAGGTAACGAACACAGGGATACCATAGACATTACCGATTTCACCGTTGCGGATGGTGTTACCAGAGCCTTGTTCACCAACATAGGCTTGCTCAGTGAAGCGATTAATACCCATCATGGTGTTACGGGTGGAAGGAGGAATGATGAGGAAACGAGAGTCCATAGGGACATCGTTGTCATCCAAACGCTGAATGCTACGACGAATAGCAGAATCAGTGAGAGCACCTAAACCAGTGTTTGCACCAGCAACATAGGCGGTAGTACCGTCTGCGCCAGAGAAAGCACCTGAATAGGCGAGAGTACCGCCACCGCCGTTAGCGTCACGACCCAAGGCCAACACATCTGTGTCCACCTGACGGGCCAATGCGTAACCAGCATCGGAAGTGTAGAACTGACGCAAAGAGTTCAAGGCTTGTACTTCTACAATGTCCTCAATGAGGCGAGAATATTCGTAATGCTTGTTGATAAGCACCTGAACATTGCCCTCTGTTGCGGCAATAAGGTTTACTTGTGTAGAAGCTGCCTTCAAAGAAGCAGAGCCACGAGTAGGAGCAGGGATATTGATGGTATCGCCTTTCTTACCCTTGAAGCTCATTTTCTTAATGAGGTTTGCTGCTACCAAGTTCTTTTGGTAAGAGGCTACAATTTCATCCGACCAAATTGCTGGTACGAATGTTTGTGCCGTGGTTTTTGTTACGTGTGCGGTTCCGAGACCCATATTAAAATTTCCTTAATGTTGATTTGTATCTGCCAACGGCGGGGAGCCGAAGGCGACTATTTGACCCGTCCTTGCGAATATGCTTCGAGGATTTCATCCCCTAAAGCAGCATAACGCCGAGGGTCTGTCATTTGAAGCCGAATGAGGTCGGTTCGACGATAGATTTTCTGTGAAGAACCACCGTTGCCATTGCCTGTATCTACACCAACTGCTTTCAAGTTCTGCTTTAGGACTTGTTGTCCGTCATCACGAGTTTGTTGGCTTTTTACAGAGCGAATTTGCTTGAATGTTGAGAGCAGCTCGTCGGCAGCTTCAATGTTGTATTGAGCATCAGCTTGTGCGTATAAATTGAGACGCACAGGAGAAGCCTTAACCCATTCGATGAACTCACTGTCTTTTACAACGTCTGCCATGTCCGGATGCTTTTTATTGAGCACTTCCTGACTACGCATCTGTTTCATTTCTAGTGTTGCTTGCTTTGCTGCAAGAACATCGGGGTGACTATCCACTGCCTGTCGAACAGCCTTCTTGGGGTCTTCAAAGAAGTCGTATTCGTTTTCTTGTTGTACAGGTTCTTGTTGCTTTGGGACAAGTTGTTGCTTAATGAGTTCGTCTGCTAGTTTTCGAACCTCCCCTACTTCTTGTGCCTGTCGCCCAATGAGCTTTTCAGCCTCTTGGTGCATCGTCACAATGTCCTCTAAACTCTTGCCGACATATTTATCGGGAATTGAGGGCTTGTTGGGGGCGTCTAATACCTCTACAGGAGATGTATTGTCTTGTTCGGTGATGTCGTCAAACTTCTCATCAACCAATGTGTCTTCTTCAAAAATTGCCATGTTTACCTTTCATCCTGCCTCAATGAGGTTTTAGGACATTTAAATATGAATCCAGCTTGTGCTTATTAAGCGGCCTTCTTCTGTTCTTGTTTAAGTTTCTCCTCACGCTTTCTTACCCAAGCATCTGCTGCTCCGGGGAAAGCTCCTGTAATGCCCTCAAGGGCAACACGGGGAGTTGAAACAATCCGTATTGCGTCTTTGCTACAAATTTTACACTTTGCAGCTCTTACGTCTTCGTCAATGTAATGCTCTGTGATGTGGTTGTTGTCGCACAGGAATTCAAATATTCGTTTCATTTGTAATGTCCTCGTACACTTCCTCACACATTGCCTTACGCCCTAAAACTAAATCAATAATGTCCAACTGCCCTTGGCGAAACTTTAATGTTTGTTCGTCCTTGACCTCATAGATGTTGTTGATGCTAGTCTTAATCTTTTCCATATCCTCAATAAAGAACTTCCAGCCTTCTGTAGCCATCATTGAGAAATTTTGCTCATAGTATTGAGTAAGTTCGTTGTCTATCATTTGTTGGTGTATTTCTCTAATAGGAGTTGGATGACACTATCGAGCGTTGCAGGTTGAACCATTGCTCCCATTCCCATTGTTAGAGGCTTCATAGCCCCTACAGGAGAGAATTGACCTACAGCTCCTGCTGCTCCCATAGTGTCAGGCCGTAGGCGTGTTGTCATGCCTTGTCCTGTTGTTAGAGGTTCTCCATAGCTCAAGCGGTCTAATGTTTTAGCTACATAAGGCAGACCAAGAGCTTCTCCAACCATGCCTGTAGCATTAGAGGCACTCTGTACCCCATCTGCCATCATCCCCACTGTGGGGAGAGTTCTAGGTGTTTGTCGTATTCCCATGTTCTTCCTTATGCGCTTAGGGCTGCTGCTAGAGCTGCCTTCTTCTTAATGTTTGTCAAGCTGTGTACATCTTTCGTATGTCCTGTGCCTTTGATAGCATCCAAGTCAATAGCCATGATGTCCACCTTGGTGTTGATTTGAGACACCTCAGCACTTTGTGCAAGCTGAACAGCAGCTCCAAAGAACAGCTCGGCTGTGTAAATTCCCTTCTCAGCTTCCACAACAACCCGATAGTTGGTGGTCTGGTCACGGATGACAAACTTAAAGCCATTAGCCGACAAGAACCTAAACTTACCAGCAGAGACAGTAGCCAAGAGGGTTCCTGTTGCGTAGTTGTCTGGGTTCGTAGCATCAGGGATTTTCCACACCTCGAAGGTGCTTACACCTGCTGCTTGGATGGTTACAGAGCTATCTCCGTTACCGTCTTCAATCTCAGTTGTTAACACCTCAGTCGTGTCTGCTGTCATGGTTGCAGGAGCTACCAATATATTAGTTGTATACTTGGTGTCTCCTGCCAGCGAGCTTGCTTTGATAAAGAAGGTTGATCCTGTCAAGCTAAGGACAGAAGCATTAGTAGCTTTTACCTTTGCACTATAACCCGCAGCCCACTCAAGAGATGTTCCTGACCTAGTAATAATCTGACCTAGCTTAATAAACTGCTCTGAGAGCCGTAAATAAGCAATGTAGTCATAAACCTTGCTGTTGGTCTCTGGCGTTGTATAACCCGCTGTTGTAGCCTTTGTAGCCTGTGTAATGCCTACGTCTTCAGCATAAGCTGGAACATAGAACAACAAGCCACCTGTATTGGCAGCGAAGCTACCGCTTTCACGCTTAGTGCCATATTTCTCAATAGCCCATGTGTAGGTTCCTGCTGTTCCCGGAGCTATGTAGTAGCTATAAGTGCCAGCAGTGGTAACTTCTTGTTGGAAGTATTTAGTGACCCCTGAAGCGTCATAAATAACTAAGGAAGTGCCTGTTGTTACGCCTTGGAACTGGAAGGTAGTAGAAGCACCTGCGTTAGAAGCATAAAGAGCTGTAATAGCTCCTGAAGCTGTGTAAGAGCCCTGCACACCTAGTACAGTTTGGTCTAACAACACACCAGATGCTTGTAACACACCACCTGCATTAAACAAGTACGGCATGGTTGTGGAGTCAGCAAATGTCACCGTGTTGGCAAAGATGTAATCGAAGTTTCCACCAGCCGTGATAACAGCACTAGGAGCAACGACCAAAGACCAACCTGTATAAAGAGTCTGCGAACCAGTAACCGTTGCTTCGTTAGCCTGTTGCAGATTTGCAGGTAAGTTCAGTTGATATTGATACGAGTCGTAAATCTGCTGGATTGTCCTAGTACCAGCAACCGTCAGTGTTTTGGTACTAAAGTTGGCAGTTACACCAGTAATAGCTGCTGCTGTCGGAATGTCTTTGTTGGTAGTTGGCAGTGAGGAATGAACAAATGAAGGGGTTGCTGCATTGTTGCCAGACAGAGTTACCGTAGCACTTTGCTTATCGTACCCATAACGACTTGAGCGAATGACGTGGCTTTCAGCGCCTGGGGTCGTGCCACTACAGAAATAAGCGTATGTTGATTGGTTGCCGCTGGCTGTTGCATAGCCCCAAGCAAACGGAAACTCACTTGTCGCCGCACCCGCTTCGGTTTGAATCGTTTGCTGTGTCAGGTCAAATGTAATGTCAACCAGCCCACCCTTGGCACGAATACCCGCCACGTTTGAGCCAACAGGTTGGTAATACATAAAACCGTTGCTCAGTAAATTACCAGCCGAGTCTTGCTGTCTGATCGTGATTTGCTTGGAATACTCCAGCA